CATGTAGAAAAGAACAAAGCAGCTTTTGAAAATACCCTTGCAATTAATCATCATCTGTCACAAGCAACTGAACATGTTCTAAGGGGCATCAAGCATACAGACATGGATACAAAGATTGATGGCAAATCATCTGCAACAGAAGGTGTAGTTCTTCTAAGGCGTGATGATCAAAAAAGGTTAAGACCTGTCGCTAAATTAGTGCCAAAAGATGTATCACATAAAATTTTAAACAATCCTAGATTCGGATAAACTATGTACATTTATAGATGCAGAATTAATAAAGTTGTAGATGGCGATACTGTAGAGATTGATTTAGATTTAGGATTTAACATTATCCTCGCCAATCAAAAAGTTAGAATGGCAGGTATCGACACTCCGGAGTCAAGAACATCGAATCTTGAAGAAAAAGAAAGAGGTGTTTTGTCAAAGAAAAAACTGGCTGAGAAACTACCTGTGGGTAGTTGGCAGAGAATTCAAACTATGAAAGCAGACTCAAATGATGATAAGTTTGGTCGTATCTTGGGCGTCTTTATCATGGAAGATGGTATGAGTCTAAATCAATGGCTGATAGACAATAACTACGCTGTTCTCTATCAAGGTGAAAATAAGGATCTTGTTCAAGAAGGTCACCAATACAATAAAAGAAAGCTAATAGAAAGAGGCGAGTTAAAAGGATAACAAATGGCTGATAAAACCACAGTTTTTGCTTTTGGTAGAATGAATCCCCCCACAGTGGGGCATGAAAAACTCGTCAATAAGGTTAAAGAAGTTGCCGCCAAACATAAGGCAGGTCACCTTATTGTCATGTCACATTCACAAGATGCAAAAAAGAATCCTTTAACAGCAGAGCAGAAATTAACTCACGCCAAGAGATTTTTCCCGAAAACTAATCTAAAGATATCCTCAAAAGAATCACCATCTTTTCTATCTCATGCAGCGGAGATACATAAAGCAGGAACACACCATCTAGTGATGGTTGCAGGATCAGATAGAGTTGACAACTATCATGAGACATTGCACAAATACAACGGTGAGGGTGAAGGAAAACTATTTAATTTTAAGTCTATCAAGGTGGTATCAGCAGGTGAACGTGATCCTGATGCTGAAGGTGTCGAAGGTATGTCTGCATCTAAGATGAGAGAACACGCAAAGAGTAATAGCTTTGATGAGTTTCGTAAGGGTATTCCTAGCCATGTATCTGAAAAGCATTCAAAAGAATTGTTCAATGACGTTAGATCAGGTATGAAGATATCAGAATCTTTTGCCAATTGGATGCTTGGGTTGCATTTAAATGAGATGGAATACGCAGGAAACATTGGCGTTATGGAGCTGATCAAATTTAAGAAAATCGCTACCCCGCAACAGCATTCTAAATTTAATGATTACATGAAGAAGAAAAATAAAAAGGGTGCTTGGCAACTAGTACAGCAAGTCACTAAAACCAAACTTCATCCCAGTGTTGCAGAAGAAAATAAATATAAAACGCAATCTGGTGCCTACGAGAAGAATCCTACAAATAAATCAGGTTTATCTAAGAAATATTCAGGTGATCTTTCACATAGCACACAGGTAGCAAGAAAAGCTCATTGGTCGAAAACAAGTAAAATGGCGTCCAACAATCCTGCCGCATATGAACCCGCACCAGGAGATAAGGGAGCCAAAACAAAAGAGTCTGTTTACACTAGAAGGTATAAAGAGAGGTTTGGAGAAGAAACGATGAAAATCCCATATTTGTTAATGACAAAAGAACAAAAACAAAGAATCCAAGAGATGAATGGTGATGGTGCTAAACAAATTACCTATCTTAATACCAAAACACAGAATTTTGATATGTGCCCGGGTGCAGTAGAAGCATTTACAAATCTGATTGGTAAGCAGTCAGACGTAGAAATGAAGATGATGCGAGCAACAAAAGAATTGCATAGTGCAGTCTCTGCAGGCATTGCGGCTAAGCCAAGACACATTCGTCACATGCAATTTAAACAATACTTAGGACTATAATATGAAAGAACAGTTGGCTGAACAGCTCAAAATTTGCTTAGCAGATTCTTTTGCTTTTTATTTGAAAACCCATAACTATCATTGGAATATAGAAGGACCTGACTTTTACCAATTTCATGAACTGTTTGGTAAGATTTATGGCGAAGTGTTTGGGGCTATTGATACTCTTGCAGAACAAATAAGAACTCTAGACATTTACGCTCCAGGTACTTTGCAAAGATTAAAACAACTTACCTCTGTTGTAGAGGATGAGGGTCTGCCATCTCCCGTTGTAATGTCAAGAAATTTATTAAATGAAAATGATAAAGTTTTGGCATCTCTCATGACTGCATACAAAATGGCAGAGGAAATGGCAGAGTTGGGAATATCTAACTTTTTACAAGATCGCATTCAGGCCCATCAAAAACATGCGTGGTTTCTAAGATCAATAGGAAAGTAATATGGATACGGTTCTTCGACAAGACCTTATAGATGTAGCCCTAAGGGCAACCGATGCCTATTTGGGCGTCGAAAAACATGCTCAGAAAAACGGCTTTGCTACCCAGCAAGAAATTCATGACTTTACCTTTTACTTATCTAAGGCACATGATGCACTAGATCAGTTGGGAGATATTGACAATCACGCAGAGTATATGCAAAATCATGTGCGAACCATGATGAAATTATCTAACCATGATGACTCTACACTTGCAGATGTTCCTTATGTACATGTGCCTCGGGCAGATATTGGAGGTATGGAAGAATCATATCAGATAGATGAAGAGGCATCAAAAGGATTAGCTGCAAAAGCTGCAAAGTCAGGTATCTCATTAGGAACACTTAAGAAAGTTTACGCTCGAGGTGTTGCAGCATGGCGTACAGGTCATCGTCCAGGAACTACACCACAGCAATGGGGTATGGCAAGAGTTAATTCTTACATTACTAAGGGTAAGACATATCACACTGCAGACAAAGATCTGCATGAAGGCACTAAAAAAAAGAAAAATGATGACCATGTAGATGACAGTGAAATTAATGATATGGTCAAATCTTTACAGTGGGATGACATTGCAGATACGTATCAAAAAGAAGAAATGTACACTGAGCAAGTTGATCTACAAGAAGATATTTTAGATGAGAAGTTATCACCTGCTGCACGTTTAAAAAAACAGCGAGACTTTAGAAGAACGGGCGCAAAGCGAAATGTTGCTAGAGGATTAAGATTGCAACGAGTGTCAAGTCCTGAAAGACTTAAACAACGTGCAATTGTCGCTGCAAGAAGATTGCTGTCTAAGAAATTTTTAAGAGGTAGAGATAAGTCTGAACTTTCTCCACAAGAAAAGGATCTATTGGAGCAACGCCTTAAGCGTTTACAACAGTTAGGTGTACAAAATACTTTAGCAACAAGACTCATGCCTAAGATACGCTCAATAGAACAAAAAAGATTAAAACATAAATAATACTTATTGGAGAAAAAATGTCTTTTACCTTTAAAGAGTTTGTCACAGAAAGATGCTGGCCCGGGTATAAACCTGCGCCAGGAAAACTCGCTTACTCTAAAGGTTCTTGTGTTAAAGAGGAAACATTAGATGAAATGGATAAATCAGCACCCCAACCCGGTCGTGATGGTAAAGTAAGTCACAGCACCTATGGTTCAAGAGATAAAGAGGGTTCAGATTATTTCAAAGGTAAGGAACTTCCTGCTAAAAGTATTACCGTAAAGCAGATGGAAAAAGACGCCCTTGATATTCTCAAGAAGCAAGGTGTGGCTGAAGCAGTTAAAGACAAGTATGACGAAGGTGAATATGATCGTGAAGGTGATATGGCTAAGTCTGACTTACGCTCTATCATAGCAAATGCTAAGAGAGTTCATGATATGCTCGATGATGCAGACAATTTACCTGAATGGGTTCAGTCAAAAATTACTCTTGCAGAAGATTACATCTCAACCGTTGCTAACTACATGACTTCTGAAATGACAGAGTCTAAGGTTGATGAAGATTGGCAAAAAGTAAATAAAGCAGATAAAACAGATGGTTTAAGTCCTGCTGCTGTCAAGGCATATCGTCGTGAGAATCCAGGTTCAAAATTACAAACTGCTGTCACAGAAAAGAACCCCAAAGGTAAGCGAGCAAAAAGAAGATTATCTTTTTGCCGCAGAATGAAAGGCATGAAGGCGCGCTTAACCAGTGCAGAAAATTCAAGAGATCCAGATTCACCCATCAACAAAGCGCTACGTCGCTGGAATTGCTAAGAGGAATATATGAGCAGACAATTATTCGAAGAAGCACGCAAAGTGCTCACTCAAGAAGCAGCTGTTAAGCTGGATCCTGTCGGTCAGGAAGATAAAGACGTTGATAATGACGGTGATGCAGATAAGACAGATTCTTATCTCAAAAAGCGTCGCGGAGCTATTAGTTCTGCTATTGCAAAGTCAAAGAATGAATCAGCTCTGTCTGAAGAAGATCTTGCTAAGCTAAAGTCTATCCTCGGTGAAATGAAGAAAAAAGAAGAAATGGAAAATGAAGAAGAGGATGATGAGGATGATGATGAAAAGGAAATGAAGAAAGAGGAAGTTGAGCAAGTCGACGAAATGCAAGTCGCCAACAAGTATGCTCTCAAAGGTCCTCAACCAGCAGTAGTTCCCGCCTATATGCGAAAAGGAAATGCAAGAAAGCAGTTTCCTGTAAAGCTAGATGATCTAAAGCGCAAAGATACAATGAGCGACATTGAGAATCTTAGAAAAATGGAAGAAGTTGAGGGTGTGGCGGAAGGTAAGAAGTCTGACCGTTATCACATTGTAGGTAAAAACGGCAAGCCAGCAAGTTTGGCCAGCTATGCTGATCGGGACAGTGCCGTCAAAGACCGTGATGCAAAATATCCAGGTGCAGTTGTGCAACAAGTTGGCCCGAGAGGCAAAGTCAAAGGCGTGGCGGAAGGCGCTATGAGCGACTTAGATGCTGATCGTAAAGACAGACAATACCAATCACGCCAAGCTAAAACTACAATGAAACATATTTCTAATCCCACGGCAGGTGAAAAGAAAGCTGCTAAAGATATCAAGCCAGGTATCGCAGGGTATCGGGATCGTATCGATATGCTTAAGTCTGCCGAAGCTCGTGGTGGTTTAAAGAAAGAGGAAGCAGAACAAGAAGATTTTGAACTTATCGAAAAAGTAAACTTTGAAGTTCCCGAAAATCCTTCTTATCAGGACTACTTCAAAGCTGCTCTCAAGATGGCTCAAGTCGAATCATTCGCAGAACTTGACGATGAAGATCAACAATATATAATGAACGAGATGGAAAATGCATTTAGACAAAATGATACGTCATTTATTCTAGAAGCAGATATGATGGGAGATATGAATGACACTGTTCAGCGCCTACGCAAAGCAGGTCATAAAGTAGAAGATATGGGAAGAGATTTTAAAGGAAATCCTTTCTATGTTTATATTGATAAAGGTTCTAGTATGCGCCGTAAGGTAACATATAAAGGCACACAAAAAGTAACCCAGAACATGGGTAAAGCACAACCTGAAAAAGAAGAAGAATAACCAATAATTAAGACAGGAGCATACCATGTCAGGATGGGGAAAACTAGATAGTAAGCAGTTATCTGCTAATGTAAGGGTGACAAATGGAAGTTTTGCGGTTGCTAACGCAACAGGTAATGCTTCACTCTTTTTGAGTGAAGTAAAGCCAGGCGATTATTTTGTGTTTGGTGCTGTTACAGGCAACTCAACAGTAAAATATTATGTTGCAAACGTTCTTTCAAACGTATCTTTGAATCTTACAACAACTTATGGTGGGTCAACTGCGAGCGGAAAAGCAAACGTACAGCAGGGTCCCAAAGTAATTAATGTTGTAGAAAATGTTCGCGGTAATGCATACACCATTCAAAAGGTTTACGGTGTAGATAGCAATGAAGCTGCAAACACAATGAATAAAGCAAATAATATTAATCAACCTGGTTGGATTCATCAGATTGTTTGGACAGATGCATATGGTGCAAGACGTGTCAAAACAGAAACTCTTGTTGCAATGTCTAAGAACTTCAATCGTGATAATACAGCCAATGCTTCATTATCGCCAACAACAGGTAATCTGTTAATTGATGCGAATGATGATGCAGATATCCGTGATAACGCTGCCTAATAATGCCTAAACTTACTGAGCAAACTGCAACAAATTCTGTTGTTTCCGCTGACGTACTGTATGTGGTCGCCGGCGGAAACAGCAGAAAGATTACTGCAGGCAATTTAACTGCATCGCTCACACAAGTCAAATCAGCGCCTGCTAGTACAGTAGGTGCTGCAGGTGATAAGAGGGGCATGATTGCCTTTGATTCAAACTATATCTATATCTGTACAGCGGACTATACAGGTTCTGCAAATGTATGGAAGAGGGTAACAATTAGCACCTGGTAATATGGACTTTGACTTGACTGAAGATACCTTTTTTATGTATGCCATAAAACATTATGACAATCCCGCATGTAAGGGAATGGCTGAGTTTCTTGAAGATATGAAGCGCATAAAATATCTAAAAAGATTGCTCGGGCGTTATCATGCAGGAAAGGGATTAAAGGATCGATTGATTCTAAATCATATAATTGTTATTAATAATCTTTTTGGGCCTGAGGCGTGTGTTAAAATGTTGTTTTATAAAGTAGACAAGAAACATTGGTCATCACTAAAAACTTTTTTGGTGTTCTTGAATTTAATGCCAGATAATGTTATACTTTATAATAATATAAACGAGACTGATATTCCTGTAGATATGACAATTGCAAATACCTTAAGAAGAATCTAATGCCAAATCGCTTTATCGACGCCGCCATTGTCTATCGTATTTTGAAAATGCTTGTCACTCCGTTTGACAAGACAGATGCATTTAAGTTAGGCATCATTGACGCCAAGGGTAACATATTAAAGAAATCTGTTCAGCTTAAAACAACAAAAGAAAGAGATGCATATACGCTACTGCATCGTCTTGTATTTCGTTTAAAAAGAATAATTGAAAAAGTTCCTGTCGAAAATAAAAAGTTCCTATCGTTTGCTGCAGCGTATGCGCTTGTTAGAGAATGTTATGAGAAGGGAACAGAGCCCATCAACCTAGAAGAAATGTTTCTCGATTCATTGAAACAACCACATGATACCACACTGGTGGAACAATTTATGGCAGATAAATACATGATGACTTTAAAGCAGTTCATGGAAGAAGATGGTGGTGTTCCCGCTAACAACGCCGCTGTGACTGGCGGTATTGCAGGATTGCCTCCTGATGAACCTCCAGTTCCTAAGATGAATAAACTTAACATGTTTAGAAGGAAGAGAAAAAATGAGCGCATGGGCAAAATTTAAAAATTACTTTTTTGGTGTCCCTCTACCTGCTGCACCGCAACCTGTCACGGTTGAACAAAAACAACCAGAACCTGTTGTCGTACCTGAAGTGCAACCCGAACCCAAACAAATTGATCTTAAAATCAATGAAGTGAAGGCAGAAGTTACTTTAACTGTTGAACCTTCATCAACCGTTGAAGTCAAACCCGCAGAGCTTGAAAAGAAAAAGGCTCCTGCAAAAAAGCGTACAACAAAGAAAAAATCTAATTGACATTCATCATGTGATATACTATGATAGGTTCTTAGGAGGCCTATCATGTCTTTGTATATTGATCTAAAATACATTAACTATATCTCTAGTCGACTTCCCTTATTCAAGCGTAAGTCAGAATATCTTTTTAATTTTCGTTGTACTATTTGTGGTGATTCGACTACAAAGAAGCACAAGGCAAGAGGATACTTCTTTAAAGTTAAAAACGATATGTTTATGAAGTGTCACAACTGTGGAGTATCAATACACTTTGGGACATTTCTTAAACAGACAGATCAAATGCTATATTCACAATATGCACTTGAAAGATACGCTGATGGGGCAGCTCCTAATAAGGCACATAAGACACCACAACTTACTTTTAAAGAGCCTGTTGTCGAAAAGAAGTCTCTGATTGATGAACTATTTGATCGATTAGATAAACTCTCAGAAGATCATATTGCTGTTACATTTTGTAAAAAACGTATGATACCTGAAGATAAGTTCAAACACCTATACTTTATTGACAATATCAAAAAAGTTGAAAATATTTCTGATAAGATGCGAGATCGTATTAAGTCAGAAGAACCTAGATTGGTTATTCCTCTGTATGATGACAAATTACAACTAGCGGGTATTACTTGTCGTGCATTGGGAAATGAAACCCTTCGATATATAACAGTCAAGATCAAAAGTGATGAGTTGTTGGTGTTTGGTCGTGAAAGTCTAAATCCTGAGAAGCATATATATGTGACAGAAGGACCTATCGACAGTTTGTTTCTTCCCAATTCTATTGCCGTCGTAGGCACAGGGTTTAACAAACTTGAGCTTCTCCAATACTCAAAAGATATAATGACTATTATTGTTGACAATCAACCTAGAAATAAGGAAGTTTGTAAAGTAATAGAAAACTTAATTGATCAAAATTATAATGTTGTGATCTGGCCTCAGTCTCTCAAAGAAAAAGATATTAATGATATAGTTAAAGCAGGAAAGACGCCAGCATCTGTAAAGGCAATGATCGATAAACATACCTTTCGCGGATTACAGGCCCGGGCAAATTTTTACGCTTGGAAGAGGTGTTAATGAGCGACGAAGAAACAAAGGAAAAAAGATCAAGACGTATCCACAAAGAAGAGGCAGCGATACAACGTCAAGTTAAAATAGCAAAAACACATCATGCCCCTACCGTTGAGGCACATAGGTATCACAAACATCATGCACTAGATTGTGGTGTAGCTCAGTGTCCAATGTGCTCAAGTCCTCGAAAAATTTGGGGTAATAAAACTATTCAAGAATTGAGTTTTGAACAAACAGATAAGTGGGAGTAATATGAAAGTATCATTGGTAAGTTATTCTAAACCATCAATAGAAATACAAAAGGAAGGCCTGTATGACGTTCAAGAGCTTATCGCATATTGCGCCCGTGTATCCAATCCATCCAACCAACTTAACACATCAACATCAGAGAAACTTATCAAGTATCTCATCAAACACAAACACTGGAGCCCCCTCGAAATGGTCTCAGCGTGTCTTGAAATCGAAACCACAAGAGATATCGCAAGACAAATTTTGCGCCATCGAAGTTTTAGCTTTCAGGAATTTAGCCAGAGATACGCAGACCCCACCAAGGAATTGGATTTTGTTATACGAGAAGCACGATATCAAGATACCAACAATAGACAAAATAGTGTAGAATTTGACTTAAAAGATGATACAGATAGGCAGCTATTATATCAATGGCAGCAAATGCAAACTCGAGTAATTACTGAAGCAAAAAATGCATATGAGTGGGCAATTAGCAAAGGTATTGCAAAAGAAGTTGCACGCGCCGTTCTTCCTGAAGGTAACACAATTTCACGCCTATACATAAATGGCACGCTTAGATCATGGGTGCATTATATAGAACTACGTAGTTCACACGGAACACAAAAAGAACATATTGAAATTGCAAGGACTTGTGCAGATGTTATTGCACAATGTTTTCCTCTTGCTAAAAGTTTAATTTCGGAGAGTCAATGAATACCTATACAGATGTTGAAAATTTTATGCGAATGGGTGAACACAAAGTTCAACAGAATATTTCTCCATTCGACCAACAAGCTATGCTATATTTTGATCTTGTAAAAGAAGAGTTTTATGAATTGAGCATTGCAGTTAAAAAGTTTGATGTTGTTGAAACTGCCGATGCCTGTGCTGATTTGATTTGGGTTATTGAAGGTCTTTGTCATTCACTTGGTATTCCTCTTCAGCAAGTTTGGGATGAAGTTGCTCGGTCAAATTATTCAAAAACTGTTGCTGGCAAACTAATTAAACGCGAGGATGGTAAGGTTTTAAAGCCCGATACATATTCACCTCCCGATATAAAAACAATCATCGACGAAGCTCGATAAAAATAACACAGGACGGCAGCATGGCAAAAGATGTTTTGCATGGAATTGTATTAGACTATTCACGAGATTCACTATTTGATGATTTGGGAAAGATGCGACTTAAAGAGTCCTACATGCGTGATGATGAAAACTCACCACAAGAAAGGTTTGCATATGTCTCAAAATCATTTTCATCGAACCCGGAACACGCTCAAAGGTTATATGAGTACAGCAGTAAGCATTGGCTCAGTTATTCTACTCCCATTCTCTCTTTTGGGCGTAGTAGTCGTGGCTTGCCTATTTCATGTTTTCTACCTTATCTACATGATAGTGCAGAAGGTCTTGTGGATTGTCTCGCCGAAGTAAATTGGCTTTCAATGTTAGGAGGTGGAATTGGAATTGGAGTCGGCATTCGTTCTGCTGATGATAAGTCTACCGGCATTATGCCTCATCTACGCACATATGATGCTAGTTCGCTTGCATATAGACAAGGTCGCACTCGTCGTGGTTCATATGCTGCTTACCTTGATATATCCCATCCTGATATTCTTATCTTTTTGGAAATGAGAAAAGCAACAGGTGATCCTAACATGCGCTGTCTAAATCTTCATCATGGCATCAACATCACTGATGATTTTATGTTGTTGATTGAAAAGTGTATGGCGGATCATGATGCAGACGATACTTGGGAATTAAAAGACCCTCATAATGGGCAGGTTAGAGATAGCGTATCCGCAAAGGAACTATGGCAGCGCATTCTCGAGATGCGTATGCACACGGGTGAACCTTACCTACATTTTATCGATACAAGCAATCGACTCATGCCCGAGTTTCAGAAGAAGTTAGGCCTGAGCATCAGACAGTCAAACTTATGTAGCGAGATTATTCTTCCCACTGATAAAGATCGAACCGCGGTGTGTTGTCTTTCATCAGTTAATTTAGAATATTATGATGAATGGAAAGATGATAAACTTTTCCTTCACGACATTGCAGAGATGCTTGACAATGTGTTAGAATATTTTATTCGTAACGCCCCCGATGCCATTCAACGTGCAAAGTTTAGTGCAACGCAAGAAAGAAGTATTGGTGTAGGTGCGTTAGGATATCATGCCTATCTGCAAAAGAAAAACATACCGTGGGAGTCACCTCTTGCAGTGGGTGCAAATAGAAGAATCTTCAAACATGTTCGGAGCGATCTTGATAAAGCAAACATCGAATTGGGTAAAGAACGCGGGGAAGCTCCTGATGCCAAAGGAACCGGTCGTAGATTCAGTCATACGATGGCAATTGCTCCTAACGCTTCTTCTAGTATTATTATGGGTAACACAAGCCCTTCCGTCGAACCTTATCGTGCTAATGCTTATCGTCAAGATACTCTTTCAGGCGCTCATCTTAATAAGAATAAGTTCTTAGATCAAATTATCAAGGAGAAGTGCAATGCTGACAAGTCCCTGGACTATCAAGAAATCTGGTCAAGTATTATTGCAAACGATGGATCAGTACAGCACCTTGACATATTATCTGACTGGGAAAAGGACGTATTCAAGACGTCTATGGAGATTGACCAGCGATGGCTTGTGGAGCACGCAGCTCAGCGACAAGGTTACATTGACCAAGCACAATCCCTTAATTTATTCTTTAGGCCCGATGTAAGTGTAAAATATCTTCATGCGGTTCATTTTCAAGCATGGAAACAAGGACTCAAGACATTATATTATTGCCGATCAGAAAAGATTGCGAAAGCAGATAAGGTTTCAAATAAAATAGAACGTCAAGTCATTCATGAGGTCGATTTAAAGGCGCTTACAGAAGGTGACGTTTGTTTGGCATGCGAGGGATAATGAAAATACTTAGATTCACAGCTTCTTGGTGTCAACCATGTAAGGCACTTGCAAAAAATTTAGAAGAAGCAAAACTTGACATTCCTATTGAAGTTGTAGATATAGATGTCTTTGAAGATGTTGCAATAGAACATGCGATTCGATCAGTCCCGACACTTCTGCTACAAACAGAGCAAGGTGAAAGGCGATTGGTGGGTGTTCACACTGCACAACAAATTAAAGAGTGGGTTACCCAATAATGGCACACCTAGTGGCAAATCTCCCACCCGTACACTGTTTTATTCGAAAAGAATTTTTGTATGATTTTGAGAAGGGGTTCGGTGAATACGAACCTTGCATTTGGGTAACGATCAAATCAATTCGGGGTCAAGCGTTTCGCATTGAATCATATCTTCCACAGTATGGTGCACTGTATGATAAACTACCACTGAGTGCATATGTTTCAAGAAATACAGATTTAGATCCTGAAGAATTTGTCTCCTTGGACATGTTACAAATTTGGGATTGTTTTAGTCATGATATTACTGTCATTAAGAAATCATTTTTAAATAATTTAACTGCAAAGTTTTATGCAAAGAATAAACAATGGTATTTTGGCGACTACATGTTTACTGTTGATAATGGAGCACCTGATCCAAATACACTTGACACAACCTATTCAGAATGGCCTGAGGATCACAAATCATTCAACTTTATCATGCTAGACAATGGGCAATTTGCTGCACAACCTAATAATCGAACAATCTTTTTAGATGCAGCATCAAATCCCCCCACATTACAATTTCCCGACTTTAAAGTTTGTACAAAGGTTTACAAAGTAGAAACAAACCCGAAATGGGCATTAGGTTCAACAAGCACAGTCATGTATACCGATAAGGAAGAATAAATGGCACCTAAGAAAAAATTAAAACTCTCGGATCCTCGCGCGAGCTACAAACCATTTCATTATCCTTGGGCATATGATGCATGGTTGAAACATGAACAGGCACATTGGCTACACACCGAGGTGCCGATGGTTGAAGATATCAAGGATTGGAAGTCAAAACTTAGCGAACAAGAAAAATATTTCCTCACTAACATCTTTCGTTTCTTTACACAAGGTGACATTGATGTTGCAGGAGGGTATGTAAAAAATTATCTTCCTCACTTCCCACAACCTGAAGTTCGTATGATGTTGTTAGGATTTTCAGCGCGTGAGGCGCTTCACGTTGCTGCGTATAGTCATTTGATTGAAACCTTGGGAATGCCCGAGACAACATATAACGAGTTTTTACAATATGATGCGATGAGAAATAAGCATGATTATATTTTAACACAGTCGAACGGTGATGCGAACACCTCAACTGTTGCAAGAAATATTGCTATGTTTAGCGCATTTACAGAAGGTATGCAATTGTTTAGTTCATTCATTATGTTACTGAACTTTCCTCGAAACGGAAAAATGAAAGGAATGGGGCAAATTGTCACATGGAGCATTGTAGACGAAACACTACATGCAGAGTCAATGATCAAACTATTTAGAACCTATGTCGAAGAAAATAGAGAAATTTGGAACGATGATCTCAAATCTGAAATCTACACTATTGCAACTAAAATGGTTGAACTCGAAGACCACTTTATCGATTTGGCATTTAGCATGGGTGATATGTCTAATCTATCTGCTGACGATGTTAAGCGCTACATCCGTTATATTACTGATAGGCGTCTTATTAGTCTTGGCCTCAAGGGCACAATGAAGGTAAAAAAGAACCCCCTCCCATGGGTTGAAGAAATGATTAACGCCCCTACACATACTAACTTTTTTGAGAATCGTGCAACAGATTATGCAAAGGGCGCACTCAGCGGGACCTGGGAAGATGTTTGGGGAAGGGCTGCGTAATGTGGCGCCTATGGGCAAAGGCACTTGGTGAGAAAGCAAGCACTAATGATTGTGAAGCCGACAAAGTAGCAATCATTAGATCTTTAATTGTTTTGTTTTACATTGTTACAAATGCGGTTATTATCGCGGGTGTTATACGACATTGGTAGGAGGATATTATGCTTTACAAACTTTCAGCACAATATAAAAAGTCTGTTTACGATATTGAAAATTGGTTTAAGGAAGATGAACAGGGCAACAAGTTTTGGATGGAACGCGAAAACGGATGGCGTTGGGGAAACTGTACATTTCAATCAGAAGTTCCTCCCGGAATCGATCTGAAAAATGAACACGGATTTAACATCACCGAAGATATTGATGCGGTAATTGATTTGGAATTAGATGATGGGTGTTGGAGTGATTATCGATACTCAGATAACATTGATGATGAATATGCTGAAAAATTAGAGCAGATGGATCTTAATGAATTAATCGAGGATGGTTGGAGACTCGATTTTGTTGATACAATCTTTTCAGGACCTCTTGTCTTAGAAGATGAGCATGGTAATGTTGTTTATGGAGACCCCAGTGAAAGCTAAGATGATTCAGGCACACATGCAGGTTGCAGAAGTGTATGCACAGCTTTCAAGTGCAAGACGACTAAAGGTTGGTGCAATCATTGTAAAAGATGATAGGATAATTAGTATTGGTTATAATGGAATGCCTGCAGGTTGGGATAACAATTGTGAAGATGAAGTAAGCGAAACAGAAATTTGCTTTATTGATCAAGGGGGTCCTGGTATGCCCATTACAACAATTTCACTAGTCACGAAACCTGAGGTGCTTCATGCTGAGACGAATGCAATCGCTAAGTTGGCAAGGTCTACAGAATCTGGTGACGGTGCGACTCTTTTTGTCACTCATGCCCCTTGCCTTGATTGTGCAAAGCTAGTATATCAGTCCGGCATCAATTCTGTTTTTTATCGGAACAGTTATCGTAGTGAGGATGGTATAAAATTTTTACAAAAAGCAAATTTACATGTTAATAAAATTTAGGAGACTCTATGCCATCAAAAAATTACAACTGTACAGAATGTGATGCAATATTTAAAATAAAACATGATCTAGATCAATCTTATTATGATGTTGTGTTCTGTCCCTTCTGTGGTGCAGGCCTTGATGATGAACAAGAAGAGGAAGATGATGATACATATTGATTTGGAGTCAATATGTGGTTATATGAAGGACAAGAATACATAGGTCCTGATGAGAAGTTAGTTGGGTTTGTTTACATGATTACATGCCTTGAGACAAACAGACGTTACATTGGAAAGAAATTGTTTTGGTCAATGAGGCGAAAGCAAGTCAAAGGCAAGGTCAAACGAGTCAAAACAGAATCTGATTGGAAGAAGTATTGGTCATCATC